TAGGAGAGGTCGCCAAAAGGTTGGGGTGGCACGGTATCATCGGTGAGGTTTTTGAGGAGGAGGTGGTTGAACCTGTCCAAGCGAGGATTGAAGGTAAGAAGTATAAAGCCCCGTGGACTCCAGAAGGTTTGGAGCGTCTGTTGGTTGAATCATTGGGAATAGCCGCTTTCGGAGGGATTGGCGGTATTGCTAATGTAACCATCGGAACGGCACAGAAAGCTAAGGAACGCTATCAATTCAAGCCGATTGACATTCCTGTTAAGGAAGAAGTTAGCAAACCAGAAGAAGAATTGCCAAAGAGGGAGGTCGTCAAGTTAGAGGAAGAAGTTGAGGGAGTCAAAACTGCGAGTGCTGTTATAAGACGAGATAAGACGGCAGGGCTGTCAGTAGAGGTAGAGGAAGAAGCCAGAGGAAAAGGTGTTGGCACAGAAGCGGCGAAGGTGCTAGAAAAGCAGTTAACCGAGAAGGGTGTAAGGAAAGTAGACATTGACGCTTTTACCGAAGCGCGGGGTTTTTGGCAGAAGCAGGGTTACAAGGTCTCTGAGGGAGCCAAAGAGGTGTTCGGGATGATCAAGATGGAAAAGGAGCTAGAGGAACCAGAGAAGGCACCAGAAGTTGCGGCACCGACCGTTGCGAAAGAGGAGGGGGAAATTACAACGGCTAGAGAGGCGGCGAAAGACCTAATTAGGGCGTATGTAGAGCGGGGGGACACCCTCGAACAGTTACAATCGTATATGGGCGCTTCAAGCGATGAGTATATTGCCTCTGTTGGTGGTCATTTAGACGGTAAGAGCATTACTACAAAGAAAATCCAAGTTACCGAGGTTGCTGGTAAAGAGGTAAAGGAATTATTTAGTGTTAAAGAGATTTACGACGAGATTAAGGGAGAAGTAAAAGAACCTACAAAGGAAGTAGTAACGAAAGCCCCCCCGATTGAGGTGGAATTGGAAAAAGATATTAGAGACCTCAACAAACCGCTTAACCAAAAACTTGCCAAAAAGGAAATTGAGGAAACAGTCGCGGGTAATCGTGAGAAATTTAGATACGATGTTCAAGGGAATATCAATCTTGCTGGAGTTTTCCCAGAGGGGACTACACCGGAAAGTAAGGTTAATATCTATCGTGCGGGAACCTCTGATATAGAGGTTGGTCAGTATGTGACGGTTGGTGACCAAGGATTCAAACGTGCGGATTATTGGCAAAAGCAACGTGGTGGGCAAGTTTTTGCAAAGGTTGTTCCTATTTCTGATATCGTCAGATCGAGTGGTCTTAGGATGGAGGCCATTTATTCTCCAAAGAAAGAAGTTGAGGGGGTAACGAAGGTGGTAAAAGGGGTTGCTCCTGCCGCTCCGGGGGTCTTTCCAGAGGGAATCAAAGCTCCGACCAGAATATCCTTTGCAAAAGCGATCGATGAAAAAAAGATATTGCAAACGAAAGATAGCTGGGGGAGTGACCATTGGCAAGTCAAAGGTGAACCAGACCCAAAGGCTCTCAAGTTAAAGGGTATGAAAACCGCTGACAGGGGTAAGGATAAGGTGCTAGAGGATATTATTGCAGAAACCAAAGAAAAATTAGTTCCGGTGGAGGGGTTTGCGCTAGGCACGTCGAGCGGATTTGAGGATTTAATTGCTTTCTACGCAGGAGAAACAACGGTAATTGCAAGGAGGCCGTATATAGGTGCTGTTCGTAAATACTACCCCGATACGACTATCCAAATATCCGGACCAACCAATCCAATCGCTTTTTACGAAGGGGGTGAATTAGTTGGTCTGACTATGCCCATAAGAATGGATGAGGCAGATTTTGAAGCAACAGAAAGCTACGGGGAGTTGACAGAAAAGGAAAAAGGTGCTAAAGTAAAAGAGGAGGTAAAACGTGAACCTGAAGAAAAAGCCGATCGTATTTCTGGGGGAGAAGCTCGACCCGGAGAATTACCCCATCCTATACCAGAAGGCGAAGAACCACCCAGAGTCCCTGAAAAGAGACCTGCTGGGGCTGTCAAGATTGCCCGGCGGGAGCGTGGCAAACGCGATGCAGAACCTAGAGAGCGACCTCCAACACGGGTAACCGCTAAGGATCAGATAGCAGTTAATAAGGAAGTAGAGAAACTCGTTGCTGAAAAAGGCGACGCCTCTAATAAATACTCCAAAGAAGAAAAAGATTTACTACGACAATACACGGGCGTTGGCGGGCTTGAAAAAGGCGGTGGCGAGGGTCGTGGCCTTCTCGATGAGTATTACACTCCCAAAAAGTTAGTTGATTTTGTTTGGAAACAGTTAAGAGAGGAATATCTACCTAAATCACATTTAGCAGAGGGTGGGGCAATAGTTGGTGAGGTGTTAGAACCGGCGGTGGGGATCGGTAGATTTTTTGAACCGGTAACCGATATTGGTCTTAAAGTTGGTTACGAAATAAATCCGACGAGCGCTACCATTTCCCAAATTTTATTCCCTAAAGCTACTATAAAGAAAGCATCGTTCGAGAGTATGTTTATAGATGATCGGGGGAATGAGCGGTTAGCATCTGATTGGAAAAGAAAGTATGATTTAGTCATCGGCAATCCCCCCTACGGTGAGCACAGAGGTAGGTATTTAGGTTTAGGCGAAGAATCAAAAATTAAGAAATATGAGGAATACTTTCTCAAGCGTGGGCTGGATACTCTTGATAAAAACGGGATGCTGGCTTATGTTATGCCGTCCTCGTTCTTACGAAGTGCTACCAGCTACGCAAAAGAGGAAATAGGCAAACTGGGAAGGTTAGAAGCGGCCTACCGTTTCCCCAACGGCGTGTTCGGAACGACTGATATTGGTACCGATGTTGTTTTCTTTAGAAAGGGAGGTTTGACCGATCCTCGCTTCATCTCCGATGATCGCTACTTTGAACAGTATCCCTCAAGAATCTTAGGGAAGGTGCGTAAAGGTGAGGGTCGTTGGGGCGCTGATGTGGTTGAGGGGACGCTAGACAAGGCGCTGGAACTTGCCGAAGGTGGTGTTAGGAAGAAAGAAGTAAAGATAGCCGAGAAGCCGCCCGCCGTTCCTAAAGGAGCCGTTCCCAAGTTAGCAAAAAAGGACACGGCACGAGTCAAGGCACCAAAGGGGATAGAAAAAGCATTGAAAAAGAAGGTGGTTATTACTTCCGAGAAGAAGGATAAGCAAATTTCCCTTAGCAAAGTCAGCGCCGAAGATAAGGGGATGTGGTCTAATGTCGAAGTTACGGGTGAGCTAAATATCGAATACATCAAAAAGAGATTTGGAGATGTAGACCTCAAGGATTTTAAGAGTAAAGATGTTGCGGTTGAGGTAGGTTCTACCAATCGTTTCTTCCCTAATGTTCTATATTATCAGGGCAATATCTACGAGAAGCTAGATGCTTTGGAACATCGCAGAGACGATCTTAACCCCGAACAATACGAATGGCAAAAGAGCAATTTGGAAAAAGTGTTACCAAAACTGCAACCAGTCTCCAATATCAACCTCAAACCAAATGACCATTTTGTTAAAGAGCTTACTACTACAGAGGGAAAATCTCTTATAGCAGAATTTGAGGATTGGCTCGGTCAGCTTCCCCCCGACGCCTTTGGTGGTTCTAGCTTGTGGGAAATCAAAGGTTACATTTCTGGTTCTATTGTCAACACCGGCGACAAGTTAAGAAACATATTGGTTAGAAAGAGGCGCCGAGAGGTGGGGGACAGATTATTCAATAGGTATCTGCGGGAGGGGGTCAGTTCGGCAGAGGTGAGTCAAATAGAGAATGCCTACAACCGCACTTTTAACGCCTACCACCGACCGGATTATAAACAAATTCCCGTGTTGGAAAAGATAAACGGCACCTTTAAGAAGAAACCTTTGAAAGTAACAGATTTACAGAGAGAGGGCGCGGCTTTTCTGGCCTCCAAAGGAGTGGGGCTGTTGGGACACGAGGTTGGTCTTGGTAAGACAATGACCTCGATCATAGCTCTGAATGAAACAATGGGGAGAGGTTGGACAAGGAAACCGTTGATTGTTGTTCCCAACGCTACTTACAAACAGTGGGTGCAGGAAATCACTGAGATAATGCCTGATGTAACGATAAATTCTCTCTACAACTTGGGGGGGAAGTTCAAAGGGGATTTGTCAACTTTGGAGATTGAGGATGGCACGGTTTCGTTAATGACCTACGAAGGTTTGACAAAGCTCGGATTCCGAATGGAAACCTACGATCAGCTAACTCGTGATTTGAGAGATGTGATGGCAGGCGTATCAAAGACTAAACGAACTAAGCGAGCCATAGTAAAAGAGGGGGAAATGGTTGGAGAAATGGTGGGGACAGCAATCAAAGGTACAACTGGTGAAAGGTTCTTTGAGGATTTGGGATTCGACCACCTAACCATTGATGAGGTGCATAATTTCAAAAACATCTTTGCGCGGGCAGTAGCTGAGCGTGGCGAAGGTAACGAATACCGAAACGTGAGGGGGTCAACTTCGGCCAGAGGGGTCAAGGCGTATCTAATGGCTCAATACATTCTGGAAAATAATAACAATAGGAATGTTTTCCTTCTCTCGGCTACCCCATTTACCAACAGTCCAATGGAAATCTACTCTATTCTTTCCTTAATGGCCAAGAAGCGCCTTGAGGGACTCGGTTTGAAGAATGTCAACGACTTTATGTCTATGTTTATGGATATGAAAGCGAGGTTCGTTGTCAAGGCCGACCAGACCGTTCGAGAGCAAGATGAAATTGAAAGATTTAACAACCTTCAACAATTGCAAAAGCTGGTTACGGAGTTTGTTGACTTCAGAACTGGCGAAGAAGTAGGTATCCCCCGACCAAATCGAACCAAAAAGACCCTATTCCTTTCCCCCACTCGGACTCAGGCAGACTTTATTTCAAAAGCGCAGTTGCTATTCAAACCAAGAAATGGTGGTCCAATCGTCGCTATTACTGAACTGCAGAATATCACCTTGAGTCCCTACCTTTCTCGTTTCAATGAGGCAATACCGACATACAAGAGTTTTGTTGAGAGTAGTCCTAAGATTAAGTTTGCGGTCGAGGCGGTATCACAGGTAAGAAAAGACAATAAAGAGGTAGGGCAAATAATTTATATGCCAAGAGGTGTAGAGCATTTTGCCCTGCTTAAAGAATACCTAGTTAAAGAAAAGGGGTTTGACCGCAACCAAATAGGAATTATCAAGGGGGGAATGAGTATTGACCAAAAGGCATCTGTCCAAAAGAGATTTAACGAGGGCAAGGTTAAAGTTTTAATTGGCACGGAGGCAATTAAAGAAGGAGTAAACCTTCAGGAGAAGGCTACCGATATGTATCACCTGCACCTACCGTGGAACCCGACGGATATGTTGCAGGTTGAGGGTCGAATCTGGCGGCAAGGAAACGATTGGAAGAATGTTCGTATTACCTATCCGCTGGTTGAAAACTCAGTTGACAGTTTTATCTTCCAAAAACTAGAAACTAAAGAAAAACGAATCAAGAACCTCTGGAGCTACAAGGGGGATAGTATCCCCGTTGGAGACCTCGATTTTGAGGATATGAAGTTAGACCTGATTACCGATCCTGTGATCAAGGCACGGGCAGAACAGACTTTTGAGACGGCTAGAACGACTAGGAAGTTAGAGACACTGAAAGTTGAAAAGGCGTTTGCGGGTAGAAAGATCGGGGCGTTAGAGGATATACAGTCAGATATAGAAAGTTTTGTCATTGGCAAGAAAGGTGCGATGGAGAGAGGAGCGCCCTCGGAGGATATTGAATACTACACCAGCCAAATCAAAAAGAACGAGAAGAAACTTGCAAAATTGCAAGCGACTTACAAAAAGAAAGGGATTGATGTCGAAGCATTTAGGGCTAGAACTACCGAGTTTGAGGAGAATATAAAGGCGCAAGAAGAAAAACTTGAGGGTCTAAAGGAAAAATATAGAGTAAAGATCGAGAAAGCGAAGAAAGAGCGCATTTCTGTTATCACCAAGCCAAACAACTACGCAAAGATGGTAGCGGACATAGCAGAGGAGGATAAAACCTTTTTCGTCAAGCGTAAAATCTTCAAAGGTAAGCCCGTAAAAGCGATCGTTCCTACACCGAAAGGTGCGGCCAACTTCTATATGGCGAGGATACCCGAAAGTGCAGAAATCACGGATAAGATTACTCCTGCTAAAAGTCCAGAAGAATTGCAAGAGAGATTAACCCAACTGAATAAGTTTGCTCAATCGCACGCAATTCTCCGACGTATTGGTAAAATCAGGCGCAAGAAAGCGGCGGGGGAATTTGTCCATCCGGGGGAGTTTAAGTATCAGAGGGGTGTTCCGAAAGAAGGAGAGGTTCGGCTTCGAGGAAAATACATCGCCAATGAGCAAGACTATGTTGGAGTCTTGGCACACGAGTTAGGACACGCTATTGAATACCACATTACGGGAACGACTAATGAAAAGACTCAACAAGTGTTTGGTCGTAAACTAGACAGTAAGACACTCGCTACAATCGGAAATGAGTTGCTGGCAATCACCAAACAGATTGTAGGCGAAACCGAGTTTAACCAAAGGCAGAGTTACTACAAGAAGCCCTCTGAACTGTTTGCCCGTTTTGTTGAGAAACGGTTTGTCAGCCCCGGAGATATTGGGGAGATAGCACCGACAGCGGCCAGATTGTTTGAAGCCCAATCGGTCAGGCACCCCATTATCCGAGAGTTTTTAGAAGCGGCGATGGGGGAGATCGACAAAGGCCATCCTAAATTCACCTTCTTAGGTGACCTGAGACAAACCTATCAGAAGCACTTGGGTAAACGGGTGGGGAGCATCGCTTACGACGAGGAGGTAGCTCACAGGGCGATGCAGGAGCGAGCTAAATATGTGATTGAGAACTTCGTCAAAAAAAGATTTGAGGGAGTTAAAGACGATCCCGCATTATTATTCCGAACCGCCGAATCCGTTATGATCACCAAAGGTGGGGAGCCAGAATTTGGCACCAGAGATTTTGTCTTGGTTAAAACAGAGGAAGAAGCTACCAAATTAAAGGAGGAAGGTTGGGAAGAAGTGGAGATGCAAGTAGAGAACGGCACCGCCTACCCCGTTTATGCTCGCCAAAGATACTCTGAAGAAGAGGGGCAGGCAATGTTTGAATCGCTATCCCCCAAGGGGAAGAAATTGATTAAGGATTTTACTGCCCAACGAGCAGAGGCCAAAGACTACTTCAACCGAGAGATAATCAAAGATGTAGCCAAAATAGAGAGCCGAATAGAGGGTTGGGTGCATCACTATTTTGAGAAGAAGCCAACCACCGTTGGAAAGCGACTCAAATTTAGAGAGAAGCGGGCGGGAGCGCGGATGCGTCGAAAGGGTAAAGAAGGGTATGTTGAGGATTTCCAGAAGGCAATGGTTAAAGCAATGGTTGACCTTGAGGGAGAGAAGGTCTACAACGATTTTATTACCCGACAGTTTGCCAGAGTAACCAAACCGATCCCGAACGGAAAGAGTCCCGACGCTGGTTGGGTTGAAGTTGTGGGGGATGTTAGAAAGGGAGTGGGATTGAGGCGAGAGAAGAAAATTTTGATTGTTAAAGATGGTAAGAAGTTTATCCCCAAGCGAGCCAGATACCAAATGCCAAGAGAGATTTATGAGAGATACAAACTGTGGAGAGGTTTGGTTAAAGAGGCATCCACTGCTGTTAAAGTAGTCAACGATATAAACAGATATTGGAGAGTGAACATCCTCGCTCACTTGGGGACGGCGGGAACCAACTTTCTTAGTGGGGGGATTCAGTATTCGACCAAAGTGCTAACTGACTTCTACACCGAGACGCTAACGGGGAATGTTGGATACGAAAAGACAAAGAAGAATGTGTCGGCAATGTTGAAGGTGCTTCTACCGAAGGGTTGGTATGATGCCCCCGATTGGATTTACGGAAGTGATCAGTCTAATTGGTATGGTCAATTTACTGATCAGCCGACCGCGAGTAAAGCCATTAGCGCCTACGGAGATAAAGCATTAAAGGTCTTTGGCACCTATGAAAGATATTGGAAGAAGGTTATTTCGTTATCAGAAAACGCACGGGATTTAAGAGGACTTGAGAAGATGACGATGGAGGGATTGCGACTTCCAACAAAGGCAGAGAGGAATTTGATTGCGGATATTAACCGAGAGATAGACCTGTATGCTTACGATTACGACAATGTCCCCGTCTGGTTGGAAGCCCACCAACGGAGCGCCGTCGGACAGATATTCAAACCCTTTGCTAAATACCCCTACAAATACGCCAAGCACATCACCGGCCTCGCTGGTGCTATCTTCGATCAAAGTCTCCCGTGGCAGGAGAGAACAGCTAAACTGCTCGCTCTGGCGACGGTGATGGCTCTCTACGCCGCTTACAGCGATAGAAGAAAGAAGAAGCAGGAGACCCCAGAAGGCACACCAGAAATGCCAGCAAGGGTTTCAACAAGAGGTAGGTTGTTTATCAAAGCGGTTGAGGGAAAGGAGTTATTCCTGCGGGTTTCCAAGTATCCATTCATTAACTTGACAGAAGCGGGAATGCACCTAGTCAATAAGGAGTGGGAAAGTGCTAAAGACATTCTCGATGATACGCTTGGCAGTATTGGACCAGTCGCCGAGATGGTTCTACTCGCTAAAGACTACCGAAGCAAATATGATAGATACACCCCGGTTCCAGTGGTGCTGGGGGAAAGTCTTGCTACCTATATGCCGTTGTATAGAGTCCTTACTGATATTTCTCAGATGTTTGATCCATACAGGAGAAAGCAACTAACCTTTAAGCAGGCATTTACTCAACTTATTCCAACGACATCCGCAGATTTGCAAAAGAAACTGCACGGGGAAAAGAGGGTGGTGCGGGTGCCTGTTGAGGGGGAGGTTCGGCCTAAGTTTGGGGAAAGCAAAGGGCGGACGACCACCGACGTTACATTGAAGAACTACTGGCAGGACACTCTAATTGGTATGCTCTCTGGTCTCTACATCACCAGAATTGATCCGAAAGAAGCGGAAGCGTTTATACTCCGTGAGGAGAAACTCGAAAAGGAAAGAAAAGAGGCAGAAGAAAGAGAGGCACTTAGAAAGAGGATACTCAAGGAGCAATGATTATGGTAGAATTGATCTTGAAAGGTAGCAATGTCTGAAACTTTCATCGGTAGCGATTTAGTCCAGTTCGGCTTTGCCGGCTTCGCTTTCCTCCTTACCGGCGTTATCTACTATATTATCAAGTTGTGGCACGGCGATATGCGAGAAGGCAAGGAAGAAATGAAGGAGGTAGTTACTAAAAATACGGAGGCGTTTGTAGCATTTAAGGGTTCAACGAATGGATTAAAAGAGTCGGTCGATCAAAACACGGAAGTTTTGAGAAGGTTGAACGGGCATAACAAATGAAACTAAACGTTCCCTATAAGAAACAGTGGGGTGTCGGAGCGAACGAAAGCCGTAACGATTGTGGCCCGGCTTGCTTGGCAATGATCTTAGCGGCTTACGATATTCACAAAACTGTTGACGAAGTATTCCGAGCCACCGGAGCCGCTCCTGATGCCCTTATCAACTTTGATCAGATGGTTCGCGCCGGTAAAAAGTGCGGACTGGAGCTGTCCTACCAAAACATTTCCCTTGAGGCGCTGAAGCAGAGAATAGAAAACAAACTTCCTGTGATTGCCCTTGTCAATTATCATTATTTCCCCGGCAAACAAGACAAATATAACGGCGCTCATTTTGTAGTCGTTTTCGGCCAAACACCTACAAAGGTTATCGTTCACGATCCGAACCGCCTCTCTGGAAACACTTACGGTGATAGCATTGAATTGACAGATGCGGAGTTTTCTAAGATGTGGGAACAAACCAATCAAGAGTGGGGGAATAGGGATAATCAGGTCTTGGTACCTACCCGCCCGTTAAACACGACTAGCGGGACTCTAACCCGACGGGAGGCGATCGCCGCCGCTTATAAGGGAGTGCTGGGGCGAGCGCCGAATAAATCCGAGCTTGACCGTTGGGATATGTCTCAAAAGAGTGTTGATGTTTGCATCAAAGAGCTGTTGGCCTCTCTGGAGTATCCGGAAAAGATTGCAGAGTTGAGGGAGAAGATTGAGCGGCTAGAAAAGATAACTAGCGAGTCCGATGGAATTATTAGTGGTCATCTTGACAAGATAAACGAGTTGGAAAACAAAAGACTAAAATTGGAGAGGCAGATTAAGGAAGAAAAGGCAAAGTTGGAGGGAGCAGAGCAATCCGCCGAGGGTGCTTTGGACAAGGTTGTAGAACTTGAGAAAGAGTTGAAGATTTCTCAAAAAGCGATCGTTTTGGCGCGAAAGAAAAATGAGGAATTGATAACGGAGTTGGTAACCAAGGACGACGAGATAAAGGAATTAAAAGAGGAGACCGGATACTGCCTCGAAGCAGAAAGGTTCCTAGAGGAGTGGTTAACAAACTCTGGCTGGGATTGGATTCTCGAAGGATTGAAGCGTTTGACGGGGGGTGGTACGGAATGAACCTAGCAATCAGAATCAACGAATCAACAAAGAAAACGGCAAAAGTTTTGGGTTGGGTCGCGGGATCGGCGGCGGTAACTGCCATCTGCACGTTTGTTTTAGACAAGCCTGAGTATTCCCAGTACTACGGTATTGCTAACATTGTTTTATTCTTTTTGAATGAGTTGAGAAAGGATAGATTAAATGTTTACAAGGAAGTTGATGAGTAGATTGGCATTCTTTCCCCCCTACCCCCAAAGGTAGTTAAAAAAACGCCGGTGATGAGTGAGTTGGCCCTGTCGTTCCTGCGCCGGACAGGAGGCGATTCCTTACCTCGTCTGATTTCAGCGCCGCCTTGCCTAAGACGACGCTTCCAGATTTGCACTGGTTTTACGTCGCCAACGAGCTACCCCTCACGACAAAAAAAACGCCGCACCAATTCGGCGCGGTTTGTGATTTGCTTTTAGTTGTGGGAAGGTTTAGAATAGTCATTGGTAGCCGCCGCCAGTATACGCTGGCGGCTTTCCTTTTGTCAAGAGCGAGTTTTAATCTCAGTCTTGACAACTTGTCAAGAGTATGGTATTTTGATTTTGCTATGGCAAAAGAGCGTTGGTGGACTTACAAGAGCAATGACAAACTTTGGCCTACATACAGAGCTGTTCTGAAGCGGGCTAATTTCGAGTGTGAGGTGTGTGGATCTCCCGATAATTTAATTTTTCACCATATAGATGGTAAGGGGGTAAGCTCTGTTGGGTGGAAAGGTGTTAACCATAAGATGTCTAATATAAAGCTCCTGTGTTCCAAATGTCATTTTAGGGAACATCAACGGATGGCGGGGGTTAAGGGATCTCGAAAGGTGGGGAGGGAGAAATTGGTGAGAGAGCTTCGGGATAATGGGTTGACATACCAACAAATTGGTAGTGAGGTGGGTCTAAGTCGTCAACGGGTTCACCAAATTCTGAATCCGAAAAAGAGGGTATCAAACTGCCTATTGACAAGCCACGAAAAATATGGTATGGTAAAGAAGAATACGATGGTTACAACAAATCGGTGGAATCAGAAACTACACAAAGAAAAAATAAGTCGAGCGATTGCCTCCTACCGGTTGAAAAAGGAGGGGTGGTCGGAGGGGAAGTTGATGGATCACTTTGGAGTTACCCAAACGACACTTAAAAGATGGTGGAAGGTTTTGGAGGAGGAGGTGTCGGATAATGGTTAAGTATGTAGTAATAAAAGATTGGGATGGAGGAAACAAAATGAATATTTTTCTTGAAGCAAGGAATGAACGTTTTGATAGAGGGAAAGTGCGGCCAAGTTTTGAGTTTTGGTTGAGCGAGACAGCGGGTGAAGTTGCAATGAAGAAGAAAGGTAGTGATGAGATTTACTGTTTTGATTATAGGGAGTTTCTGGCCCTTGCGAAAATGTTTAAGGAGGTTCACAGTGGCGACCCGGAGACAAGCTGAAGCGCTTGCTACAATTTTTAGAAACAAAGGTGGGGTTTACAATTTTAACGAGATTTGGGATTGGGATGGGCGGAACAGGTTTAGTGAAAAGGCCAGCAAAGTCATTGCGGACAATTATTTTAGTTACTACAAAGTGAAGGAGGAAATGGAAAATGAGGGAAATTAAGTTTAGGGCTTGGTCAAAGGAACACAAAAGGATGATTACTGACCCTAGTGATAAGGAATATGTGCTGGTAGTTGCTATTGGTGAGTTGCTTGAGAACGGGAAGGGGGTTTTTTATCCTACAGCGAAAAAAGTTGTTTTGATGCAATATACAGGTTTCAAAGATAAGCAAGGCAAGGAGATTTATGAGGGGGATATTGTGAGGGGTGGGGATGGTTATATTGGAAGTGTGGTATTCGACCCTGCCGATGGGTATGGGGTCGGCAATAGTTGGTGGTCACTACTCGCTAAGGACTGGGAAGTAATCGGTAACATTTATGAGAACCCAGAACTTTTGGAGGAAAAGAAAAATAAAGTTAACAAAAGAAATTGTAAACACTGGTGGGTGGAAAGGAATGTTAGGTGGGGTCGTGGTGAGTGGGTTTGTGAGTATTGTGGGATAACTAAGGAGGAGTGGGAGGTAAACAAGAATGGAAATAAAAAGGAGCCGCACCCGTAATGCTGACTGAAGAAGATCGCAAGAAATACCGGATGGCGATTTCGGGTCTAAGAGGTCAGCGGCAACTCTTGCATATAAAAATATCAAAACTCGAACAGAAGAAAAGGAAAATTGATAAGGAGATTGAGAAGGTTGAGAAAGGTTTAGTTAAGAGCGGGGAAGTGGAGCAGGGTTTGAGAGACGAAATGCGATCGGTAACGGGTTTACCGTTTTAATTGGAGGTGATTACAGATGGGGGAAAAAGCAGCAGGAAGCCCAACAAGCCCAGTGGTTAAAAAAGCTAAAGATCAGCCGGGGATGAGTTTTTACTCAGCGCTCCGAAAGCTGGTCGGTGGAAAAAAGATCACTAGGGATGATTGGGAAGATCCAGAGATCTACGGGTACCTCAAAGATGGGCGGGTGGTGATTCACGGCGGGCCTACCGGGGATGGTAAGGATCATCCTTGGACCATCAATGAGGGCGATCTTAAAGCCGAGGACTGGAAGGTTCTCTAGGAGAGGGAGAGAGACTAACTTATTATTTTGTAGAGGAGGTGATAACAAATGATTCCGAAAAATAGAGCATCAATCAAAAATGAACCTCCGGCACCAAAGGTGCCAGAAGGTCTCCATAATTTCGAGATTGTTGACATCAGCGAGCTACTTGATGTGGAAACAAACTTTGGAATTAAGGATATGCTTCGAGTCTACTGTGCTGTGTTAGATGGTGAGAGTCGTGGTCAAATGATAATTCGTCGTATTAGTCGCTCTTTCACGGCGGGTTTTGAGGGTGGGAGCACCTCACACCTTTACGATTTGGCTTGCGCGGTGGTAAAAGATATTCTCGAAGATACTGAACCGTTTATCATTAATGATTTAATCGGTGGGGTTTTTCGAGGTAAGGTGGTGCATAAGACGGGCAGTCGTGGTGGTTTGTGGGCTAACATTGTCAAGGTAGCGGAGGCACCGGCAAAGGTTAAGAAGTTAGACGATGGGGAGAAGCAATTTGCCAAGGACTTTGTAGCCAACTTGGAGGAGCGCCGAGTCAAGAAACGGGCTGAGGGGCAACCAAGTGATGTGGGTGCCAATCTTCCGACAAAGAAGGAGGTGGTGGCACTGAAAAGTGAGGACGCGGCTATAAACGTTGCTGGGAAAGAGGATGTACCCCCGGGGGATGTGCCTGCTTGATCGTCAGAAGGGGAATCCCCTTTAGGGGTAATTTCGGGGATTCCCCTTGTGATGAACAGACGAGGGGTGGGGGGTGATAAGGTATGAAAAAAGTAGAGAATGATATTTATAAAACTAACGATCTTACTCTAGCAACGGTGTTGTCGTTGGCCTTTCCTTTTACGATGGACAAGTCCAATCCGCGCAAGGTTGTGTTTGAATTTGAGAGGTCGGAGCCATTGCAGGAGTGTGTTGATAAATTCTGGCGCGGGGAGCTAACGGTCGAACCGCTCCGCTTTGCTGGACAGACTAAGATGTTGAAGACACGGATTTACTCGGAAACTTGAGGTTGTGTGATAAAATTGTAACGGGAGGTGATGTTAGGTGCCAAAAGGAAAAGATGAGGTAAAGGTTCTTGACTGCCAAGTTAGGATCGTTACTAAAAAAGGTAAATTAGAAGCAACGGTTATTCCTCTGTTCGAGAGCGGGACTCTGGTGAAGTTTGAGGTATCCGAGGTTAAGGATGGTCGGGTTATTGTTGTTTGGAAGCCGTTAGAAAAGAAAGGGAAGTAATGCCAAAAAAGGAACAGCAGAAACAGCTTGGGGTTAAAAGTACGGCCCCGTTCAAACTCAAAAACCAGCCGGGGAAGGACGCGGTGCGCGTTAATCTCTTGGACACTTTTGGGTTCGTGCCAGAGGATATAATCATTCACAAAGCGAGCCGTAGTGGGTCTAGGATTATTTTATCAGCGGTCTTGACACCGGAGGAGCAAAAAAAGTTTGAGAGGGAGAGAGGTCGGTAGAGGTCGCTGGGTGAGGTTTGGGCCGGAACGCCCCTAAACTATTTTATTTTACATCTCGCCCAGCGCCCTCTGCGGAGCGGATTTAATAGGTTTAGCAGTACCTATGTCGTTGGTAAGAAGGTTAGTATTCACTTCCGCTCTGCAGTCTTATGACTAGCCACTTACGGAATTTCTTAATAGGAGTCCTGTTAGGAATCGTAGTTTGGGTCTTAGCCGTGGCGATGGTGGTGGCAATCACGGAGTACTGTAGAGTAGAAAATAGCAATATGGAAAGCCATATTGCAAGTTCTGGGTTGAAAGTAAGATATGCAAATACTATCACAGCAACAACGACAGCAGTTAGATATGATCCTAGAGCCAGTATTCGAGGTAATGGGGGTGTTGATGGGGGAGATCGCCAAGAGAAAGAGGTTATTCTATATTTGGCGGAAGTTTTTGACGATCCTGCCGGATTGGATTGGGCTAACTGTGTTGTTTCTTGTGAGTCTGGTGGTAGTACTGATGCTTATAACCCGCTTGGTTATTACGGACTTTTTCAATTTGATACTAGCACTTATTATGCTAACGGTGGAACGGATATTTGGGACTGGCGAGAGATGATCCGGATTGCAAAAAAACTTTACGACAAAGGTGAGCAAAGTTGGCGATGGCCGGTTTGTGATAAAAAATGTCAGTAAAATTATCTCACAAAGAAAAATTAACATTGGCTAGAAAAATGAGAACAAGATTGGACACATTGGAGGAAAAACAATGACAAAGAGAGAAATTAAGTTTAGATATTGGTATCCAGAATCGGTTGCAATGATTTATCCAAAGGTGGGAGATGATTTTAGTAGGCTTGTTATGTCTAACAGAGGTGAGGAGTATTTTGCGATGCAATACACAGGTCTCCGCGATAAAAACGGGAAGGAGATTTATGAGGGGGATATTATATTAAGGTATGGTGGAAAGGGGTGGGTAAGGGACATTGATCCCCACGATGGTTGGATCTCCGGTGAGACTGTGATGGGTCCTGTTCATATACCACTTAATCCTGAAGGTGTGGAAGTAATCGGCAACATTTACGAGAACCCAGAGCTTTTGGAGAAACAATGACAAAGATTAGAGAAAACATTTACAAACTAATGGACAGTTTCCTAGTTGAAGGTGATAAACCAAGACCGATTGACCGACTAAATCAGGACAGACATTTGTTTGTCGAGGATATGGAAAAACTCTTCCGCTCTTGGGCTTTGGGCATCTTCGATGGGGAATGGGAGCAGTATATCCGTGATGAATTGAGAGGTACAGAGGGACACCAAAGTTGGTGGTTTAGTGAAATCAAAAAGAAAATTGAGGAGGTGGGGAAATGAAATTTGAAGATGTTGTTATCGTTCTGACATTCGCGACGGGCTTATTCCTTATTGGTTTGACAGGTGTTGCCCTCTTTCGTCTCTTTGGACTTATGTGTGCTATACTCTAGGCACTATGCCTCAACGGAAAAACCGTAAGGCGAAATCCAAAGAGAGGAAGATTACCCCAACTCTCAGACAGCAAATCGCCGTTAAAAAGTTAGCAGAAATTGTCAGAAATTCCAAGGGTAAGCGCGTTACAATCGGCAAGATTTTAAGAGAGTCTGGTTATTCGGAGTCTGTCTCGAAAAGTCCGACGAGGGTAACGAAATCGAAGGGTTGGGACAAATTGATGGAGGAGTATTTTCCGGATGATGCCTTAGCAGCCGTGGAGGGGGGCCAACTCCGTGCCTCACACGTTCAACACTATGTTTTCCCCGCAAGCGAGAGCAACAAATCTATCAGAAAAACCATTGAGAGTTTTCCCAACTGTAGGGTGGTGGAGATTAAGCTACAACATAGTTGGAAGCGCGCCTACTTTTACGCTCCGGACAACGCGGCGGTTGGTAAATCCCTTGACCGAATTTACAAACTCAAAAAGAAGTATCCGACGAAGGATGATGAGGGAAGTGGGGATAGGGTTTTAATAATTGAGCGGGGGTGGAGGGTAGAAAAAGGTGACAGAGACAGAGGTTAAGATTAAATTGCCGTACGAGTTTGTTTTGCGTAGTTACCAAGCTCCTGTGATTGAGGCGCTTGAGGAGGGGAGAAAGAGGGCGGTTTGTGTTTGGCACCGCCGGAGCGGGAAGGACAAGACCTTTGTCAACTATATGGCAGACCAAATGTCGCGACGGATTGGTGCTTACTTTTACCTGTTCCCAACCTATGCGCAGGGCAAGAAGATTTTGTGGGACGGCAGAGATCGGGCGGGCTTCAAATTTACTGATCATTTTCCTTTAGAGTGGCGCGAGCGAACTAATAACTCCGAGATGAAGATTGAGATGAAAAACGGTTCGCTTTTTCAAGTGATTGGGACGGATAAGATTGATGCAGTTGTTGGTTCAAACCCCATTGGTTGTGTTTTTTCCGAATACGCTCTCCAAAACCCAGTAGCGTGGGATTACCTACGGCCTATCCTCGCCGAAAACAACGGTTGGGCTATTTTCAACTTTACTCCTAGAGGTAAGAACCACGGCTACACTTTGTTCAAGATGGCACAGAGCGATCCCGATGTCTGGTTTGCCGAGGTGCTGACGGTTAAGGATACCGGAGCAATACCGTTAGAGATTCTAGAACAGGAGCGAAAGGAGATTATTGCTAAGGATGGCAACGATGCCCTCTACCAACAAGAGTATATGTGTTCCTTTGAGGTTCCGATCCAAGGTTCCTACTATGGCCCCCAGTTAATGTTGGCCGATGAACAAAAGAGGATCGGGAAGGTGCCTTACGAGCCGCAGGCGCGGGTTTGCACTGCTTGGGACTTGGGGATTGGGGATGAGATGGCAATTTGGTTTCTTCAGATAATTGGCCAAGAGATACGGGTGATTGACTACTACGAAACTACTGGTGAGGGGCTACCGTACTACGTCAAATATCTCCAGAATAAGCCCTATGTTTACGACCAACATTTTGCGCCACACGACATAACTGTTAGGGAGCTTGGGACAGGAAAGTCTCGTCTGGAGGTTGCTAAGGGGCTGGGAATTGATTTTACGGTGGCACCGATGCTGAGAGTTGAGGATGGTATTGAGGCGGTTAGGAGTGTTCTGGCACGGTGTTGGTTTGATGCTACAAATTGTGAGAAGGGATTATCGGCGCTTAGGAGCTATCATAAGGAATTTGATGAGAAGAACCAAACATTCAAGTTGCGTCCCCATCACGATTGGGCATCCCACGGTGCTGACGCTTTTAGGACTTTTGCGGTATCATATAGGAAGAAGGTTACACCTGTCGGAGCGACCGTTCGGGTGCCGAAAGACGATCCTTATGCCTAAACCATTCAATCCCCCACTACCAGAAAAAGAGCTAACGATTGTAGTAACAGCGCGGGAGGCGCATTTAATCAAGATATTGAGGAAATACCCGTTTGGTAAGATTCTGGTTCACAAGACCGATGGGCGGGTGGTAAGGGCGGAACCAAATCAGACTGTTCTTATTGAGGAAAAGGAGGGGTTGGATATGGGTATCGGGGGGAGGGGAGAAATGGTATAATGAAAAAAAAGTTGAACGTCAAAAAAGTAGAAGGTCGGATTGAGGTCTTGAAGGCAATGCCGTACAAGGGTGTGATGGTTTACATCCGACGGGTTGATAAAGAGATTTTCGAGTACATTATCCCTTATAAGGGGCAGATTTATTCGAGCTATCTGATTATCACACCTGAGAAGGGAAAGTCCGAACTGACTGGGGCGCAAATCAACAAGTCGGCGGCGGTCATCTTCGCCGGTGCGACGGCGACGATTGATAATTTTATCAGTGGTGAGGATGCAAAGAAGAATTTTGATAAGGCATTCGTAGAAGGTAAAAATGGCTGAAAACATAGAAAAACAAACTAAGGTAAGCCCAGAGATTGACAAAGTTCTGGACGTGGGCAAGGATCAGTTTGAGCAGCTTGCCGCTCAGATTCGGAGCGAGTACTTTCTGGCGTGGGATCACCAAAACCCGAAGATTACCGAGTGGCAGGCGCGGCTCCGTCTCTACAATAACCAGAAACGTGACAAAGACGCCACTGGTGATACTACCCTCTTTACTGGTTTCCAAACGGTTTTAGCGTCTCTCTACAACGACCGATTGATGGTTGAGTGGGGTGGTCGGGAGGAGGGGGACGAAGAAGTGGCCGAGAACCTCAACGCCCTCTCTAAATACGATTATGACCAGATGGGGAAGGATGAGTTAGACTTTACTTGGATTTGGGACACCCTCTTTTTCGGTCGGGGGATTATGGCGCTGAAGGAGTACAAGCGAGACCCTGATAAAAAGACCTTCCTGCCGGTTCCCGAAGTGTGGGATCCGATCACTTTCCTAAGAGATCCCCGGGCTACCTCTATTAACGGTGGTATTTCTAACAGAAACGCCGCCCGCTTCTTTGGTCGTGAATTAAAGATGACCAAGCAGGAAATCCAAGAGCATCCCTACATATTCTTTACCGACTTTAGGACAATTAAGCTGGGAGGCGGGCTCAAATCACTTTTAGAGACCGCAGAGCAGGCCAGAGATGATGCGCAAGGGAGACAGCAACAAAAGATGAAGGCCGAGGCCAATTTGGGTGAGAATGCCGAGTATGACGTCACCGAGTGGTCAACCCATTGGAAAGGCGAGAAGGTTACAGTCTGGTTAGCAAACCAACGTCGGAAAGTTATTGGGTTCAAGGAAGAAAAAGCCGATTATTGGGAAGTGATTGATCGTCCGTTGTACCCAACTGCCCACGATTGGGATGGTACCTCTATCCCCGATCTCATCGAAGATAAACAGCGTATGAGGGCAGTGGCTCAAAACTTGGGTATTAAGGCAATGAAGGCCGACCTCTACCCGATGTACATTTACGATCAGAATAAAATCAAGAATAAGGCCGATTTGGACTTTAACTTCAACAAATTCATCCCGGCGGACGGGGAGGCACAAAACGCTATCCTCCCACTACGCAAGGCATTTCCGAACCTTCCTCTACTAGATTGGATCAGTAATTCGTTGGATGTGTCTGCACAGAAGGCGACTGCGACCCCGGAGCTTCAGCAGGGGAGGGTTAGTCAGGAGCAGAGAACGCTTGGTGAGATTAACCTTATTGCTTCAAGGGTTGATACTCGCTACTCACTGTCAGCTAAGATTTTTGGATGGAGCGAAAAGCGGTTTTGGAGGCAGTGGTATCAGCTCTACAAGCGGCACTTCAAGGAGGACATTGACGAGAAGGTTCTAAGGGTTGTAGGTGCTTTTGGGCCAAAGTGGCGACCCCTTAAAAGAGAAAACATTATTACCAAGACCGATCCTGATGTAACCATTGAGAGCCAAGTTGTTAGTCGGGCGCGAGAGTTAGAGGAGCAACAGACGCTGACGCAGTACTTCTCTTTAGCTCTGCAGGAGCCAACCTCTAACCGTCGGTGGGGGTTGAAGAAGTTGGCCAGACTTAGTGGGCTGGAAAAGGACGAAATTGATCGTTTGTTCCCTCCAACTATTGACGAGCGGATTGCCGAGGATCAGAACGAGTTGTTGAGTAAGAATGAGACGGTGCCGGTTTTGGCTGAGGATGATCACAATGTCCACCTAGAGATTCACTCAAAGGCGGCGGATACTAATGCTACCTATGCCCACATCGAAGCTCACAAAAAAGCCCTTTCGGTCAAGAAAACAAGACCAGAGTTATTCCCAGAGGAGCCGGAGGAGACGGATTTTCAAGCGCCGGGAACTCCTCAAATAGTGCCTCCGCCAACGCAGGGGGCGGCACCACGCCCGATTAAGCCGTCACAGACATCGGGTGTAAAGAAGTGATATAATACGGTTAAAATTACAGCTATATATAGTAGTGAAATTTTAACTGACTGCTTTTTTAGATGGTCGGCCAGTCCGTTAAGCTGACGGACATTTTTACCGTCGTAGCGAGAGGGGTAGCTGTCTCCGCCCCTCTCGCGCCACCAGAATAATAGGATAAATTATGGATGATGTCCTTTTCGATACAGAAGAAAAGAGGAATAAAGCGATCGCACAGCTCCGCAGGTTGCGCGAGAGCGAGGATTGGAAGGTAATGGCCGATGTACTAGATGCCAACATTGAGGTGTTAGAGACACAAATCATCGTTGGGGAAGGCGAAAGAGAGGAAATTGACCGTCTTAGAGACCGTCTAAGGGTCTATAAAGATGTTCGGGATACCCCAGATACCCTGCTTAGACAGCTGACAAACGAGGATAATGAACCACCGCGGGCTGATCCGTATGACACTGCAGAGGACTTGACAAGCACCGCTGGTGGTGGTAACCTTAGATAACCTTCAATCTTACCCCAATGACAAACTGCGTTAGTATCGGAAGAACCGAGCTATGGCAGAAGATAACAACGAACCACAATTCAATCTCGAAGAAGTTGTCGAAGTCGCTCCTGACGACCTTTCCGATGATCAAAAAACATTCCTTGAATCTAATGTTGATAACCTGACGGATGAGCAGGCTAAGTCCTTTGGTCTTACGAAGACCCCACCACCGCCGGTGGAGCCGGAGGTTCGCACAAAACCTCCCGCCAAGAAAGGTGAGGAACCTCCGACTCCGCCGGATGATGAGGTTGACCCAGAAGATGCCGCTACAATCGGAAAGGTTGTAGATAAAAGGTTAAAGCCGCTTCAGGAGCGTTTGGAACAGCAAAACGCTACAATCCAAGAACGGGCAGATGCGGCGGAAGTTGACGACCTCATTCGCGAAAAGCCAGAGTTTGAGCAGTATCGCGGTAAAATACTTACTTATATGAAGCACCCAGCCTATTCCAATGTCCCGGCTAAGAATATTGCGAGGATTGTCGCGGGGGATGATCTGATGAAGCTGGGGGCGCAGAAGGAGCGGGAAGCGGCTGAAGAAGTGGCCAAGACAAAAGGTGTTGGTGGGACGGCAAGGAAGATAGAGGGTGGGGGGAAGGACTGGTTGAAGGCGTCTAAAGAGGATTTTCAAGCGGAGCGGGCAAGGGTAATGGGGCAAGACAGGTAGTTTATTTTCAAAGGTAGGTGATAATAGGATTATGGCAGAAGCAAAAGCAGTAAAGGCAAAGGCCGAAAGGCCACTATCAGAGCTTCATAAGATACTTCGTGAGAAGTATCAGTTTGAGAATCCTGAGATGTTTACCAGTAAAAAGCAGGCGTTGGCTGTTATTAAGCATCAAGAGATGAAGGGTAAGGTTACAGTTGTTGGTGACACAGCCGCAGATAAGCGTCACCACGCGAGCAAAGCCGCAACGATGAAGAAGAAGTTGGATGCCCAGCCGAAGATTAAGATGTTGATACCGCTGGTTCCTCCGGAGAAGTTGGGGCAGGCGTTTGAGACGGTTATCTTGAACGGCTACCGTACTGATTGGCCTAAAGGTAAGTACATCTTTGTTCCCGAACAGATTTCCGAGATTCTCGCTGATGCCCATCGGCAAACCTCTGAGGCAGGACAAGAGTTTCTAGCGGATCGTAGTCCGGAAGTTGAAGGCGCACTTACTCCATAAAACTGGTACTTGACAACGGGGTTTTTTTTATGGTAGATTAGTCGCAGATCACTGGAAACCTAATAGCGTATTGGAAAAACCAAGCGCCTGTTGAGAAACAGGTGCTTAATTTTTAAGGAAAAAATATGGCCGCAGGCGATCTTACAACAAGAACAGAAATAGCCGCAGAAGTAAACAACTTTTATAGTCGAGCGCTTTTAGAGCGCGCAGTCCCGCTTTTTGTCCACACTAGCTTCGCTCAGGTTCGAGACATTCCTCGTAATTCAGGTACAAATGTTATTAAGTTCCGCAAGTATGGGTCACTAACCGCCCAAACTACTGCTTTGACCGAGGGTGTAACCCCAGCCGGTAAGCAGCTTTCCGTCTCTGACATCACCGCCACAGTTCTCTACTACGGTGATTATGTCACCATCACTGACAAGGTTCTGATCGAAACCCCAGACCCGATTCTCACTGAAGCCGCCGAGGTTCTTGGTGAGCAGGCCGGGGATTCTCTCGATCAACTTTGCCGAGATATTGTGGTTGCCGGTACTACCGCACAGTATGCATCCACCGCTACCGCCCGAAACGAAGTTACCGCGGCAATGAAGATGACTCGTGCCGAGGTTAAGGAGATGATTAGGACTCTGAAGGGCAACAACGCCAAGCCCCTCACCAGCCGAATTGATCCCAACACCGGCTACAACACGGTTCCGCTCAATCGCTGCTTCGTCGGTATTATTCACCCGAACACCACATTTGATCTTAAAGATGCTTCTGGATGGATTCCAGTTGAGAAGTACCCCAACAAGGGCGATCTTATGCCCGGTGAGGTTGGGGCGCTGGATGAGGTTCGATTCGTCGAGACGACCAATGCTAAGGTGTTCTCTGGCGAGGGTTCCGGTGCGGCAGACGTCTACGGTACAGTTATTCTAGGCAAGAACGCCTACGGTATCTCCCGAATCTCTGGTGAGGCAATGAGGACAATCGTTAAGCCGCTCGGTTCCGCCGGAACTGCCGACCCGCTCGATCAGCGCACGACTAGCGGTTGGAAGGCTCTCTTTGTAACAAGGATTCTTCAGCAAGCATTTATGGGTCGTATTGAACACGGAGTGACCGCGTAAGGAGGTATAGAAAATGGCTGTGACAAAATACGCATTACTTTATGATGGGGTACAAGGGGGAAACATTGAGATTGGCACTTTTACTGCCACTCTTGCTGAACTTGCCGCCGATACACAACTTGATGAGGCGGTCACCGTAGCCGGTGCTGCTTCTGGGGATTTGGTTTTTGTTAGCGCCGTGGATATTGATGCCGGTCTGGTTGTTGCTGGCGCGTCGGTTACTGGAGCAGCTGAGGTTACGGTTAATATCCAGAACACAACTGAAGCAGCAGTTACTGGGGGCGCTACGACCTTCCAATACCTCTTGGTCAAGATCTCCGCCGCCTAACTGTAAATTATAATGGCTAAAATTATAGAAGGTGTTACCCACAATCCAACAGCACTGGAGCAGGTTCTCCGTGATATGCTGACCGACCTTACTAACATTAGGACGGCACTTGTGGCTGTTACTGCTAAGTTAGACGCCGACATCGCCGATGGCGGTGCCAGCGAGACGAATTACGCTTCTACTTGCGACCCCGCCGCTCTTGAGACTACCTAGTTCGAGGGCGACTCGATCGCTAGGGAGTTTTAGATGAGTGATTATCCTTACGACACAATAGATTTAGATGCTAACGGAAGGCCAATGTATGGTTGGCTTCCCTTCAAGGCCACCAAAACCCTAACTTTTGATGGGGGTACTGCTCAGGATGTTGGGGATAAGGACGGCGCTAACGCTTTTTCCAAACTTTTTAAGGTCACCGGGGACGTTCTGGTTATGCTCGTCGCCGTTTGTAAAGAGACTCTAGTTGGGGCGGCGACTTTGGAGGTCGGGGTGGTAGGAGGAACGGCCTCTTTACTACCACAAATTGCCGATGCGACCACATTAGCTGTTAATGAGGGTTGGTTTGATGCTACCCCTTCTTTGGGGGAGGCCCGAACACCTCAAATCCACGTCATTGGTGGGGGCCTCGACATTTACAAACTGATCGCCGGTGCGGATGTAACCGCTGGGGAAATTGATTTTTACTGTTTCTGGAGGCCGCTGTCTGATGATGGCCTAGTAACTTCTACGGATGAGAGTGCCTCAGAATCACCATCAGAGTCTCCGAGTGAGTCTCCTTCGGAATCTCCATCGGAGAGTCCTTCAGAGTCTCCGTCAGAGAGTGCCTCCGAGAGTCCTAGTGAGTCAGCATCGGTGAGTCCGAGCGCGTCTGTCTCACCATCAGAAAGCCCCTCAGAGAGTCCGTCTGAGTCACCTTCTGAATCGCCATCAGAGTCTCCGAGTGAATCGGCCTCGGTAAGTCCGAGTGCAAGTGAGTCCCCATCAGAGAGTGCGTCAGAATCACCAAGTGAGTCCCCATCAGAGAGTCCTAGCGAGTCACCAAGTGAGTCCCCATCAGAGAGTCCTAGCGAATCCGCCTCAGTCAGTCCGTCAGCTAGTGAGTCTCTATCGGAATCTCCATCAGAATCGGCTTCGGAAAGCCCATCATCTAGTGAATCACCGTCTGAATCTCCATCAGAGAGTCCTTCAGAGTCGCCGTCAGTCAGTCCGAGTGCTTCAGTATCACCGAGTGAGAGTGGGAGTGTAAGCCCCAGCGCGTCAGAATCCCCATCAGAGAGCGCCAGCGAAAGTCCTAGCGCCTCAGAGTCACCTTCTGAAAGTTCCTCGGTGTCTCCGTCTCCTAGTGCCTAGTTTCTATCCTGAAACTCCTTGTGGTATAATCTGGTTGCGATGACTCCAGCAGAACTTGCCTCTTATGTGCGGTTAAAGACTCGTACTAATTCTGACACTTTGACTGATGCTAATATAATCACTCTCTTGGATGCGCGGATTGATTTCATTGCTCAACGGATTTTAGAGGCCGATGAGGATATTTTTCTGGTTCCCCAGACTACTAATCTGAAGGCAGGCCAACGAGAGTATTCCTTCCCCAGTGATGTTTTGTCGAGAATAAAGCGTGTTGAGGCCAAGCTGGATGAGACCAACTTCCTTGTTTTAGGCGAATTTGACTACCCCACCTACAGGAAGCCAACGGACGAATCGAATATAACTAACGAATTTGCGAATCTTGAGGGGGAGTGCTTTTTCAAGATTATGCGAAAGAGTATTATCATTTACTCTGGAACGATTACGGATGTGACGGATGGCCTGAAAATATGGTGTAAAACTTGGCCTGCCCATATTTCTGATCTAAGCTCCACAACTGATATGAGCGCGGATCCCTCTACCACTACCCACGGAATCCCTCGTGCCTGCCACCAGTTGTTAGCTGACGGTGTTGTGATTGATTGGAAAGAAAGTCGGGAGAAGCCAATCCCTTTGAGTGAGCGTGAGTTAGCTTATGAATTGCGTGTGCGTCAGGCGATCGACACCCTGCGGCGTGGGAACCTCGATCGGGAGGTGATCGGCCACTTGCCGGGTTCTGGCAAAGTGTGGGATGATGGTTACAATCTTTGAAAATGCTTAGTATTTTAATTCCATCCAGAAACGAACTGTTTTTACCAGAGACCGTCGAGGAGCTTCTAAAGAAAGCTAAGGGCGAGATTGAGATAATTGTCCACCTTGACGGCTACTGGCCCGATCCCCCACTAAAAGACGATCCCCGCGTTAGGATAATCCACCGAGGTAAGCCACACGGTATGCGGCCGGGGATCAATGCTGCCGCCGCTATTGCTAAGGGTAAGTATGTGATGAAGATTGATGCTCATTGTATGGTTGATGAGGGTTTTGATCTGAAGTTGGCGGCTGATTGTGATGACGACTGGGTGGTGATGCCCCGGCGCAAGAGATTGGACGCTGAAAATTGGGCTATTCAGGATGTAGGCAAGCCGGACATTGACTATATGTACCTCTCCTATCCCGACGACCCCGGTGACTGGGGTGGGCCGGGACTGCACGGTAGGTTGTGGAACGAGAAAAACAAAGACCCCGAACTAAAGAAGGTGTTGATAGATGATGCAATGTCCGGTCAGGGATCGTCTTGGTTTATGCCTCGTGACTATTTTAATTATCTGGAGTTAATGGACACTGAAAATTACGGGGGGTTTTGGAAGGAAATGCAGGAAATAGGGCTGAAGTGCTGGTTATCCGGTGGTCGGATGATTCGGAATAAGAAAACGTGGTACGCCCACCTTCACAAAGGTAAGAAATATGGTCGTGGTTATCGTCTTAACAGTAAGGTGATGATAAAGGCGACCTCCTATATCAATCGGTGGCTGATTGAGAGGGCTTGGCACAAGCAAACTAAGGATTTTGAGTGGTTGATTGACCACTTCTGGCCGGTTCCCGGTTGGCCGGAAGACTGGAAAGAGCAGGATATTTGGCAGGTGAAGATGAAGGCCGAAAAAGAGAGGGACAGGATCAAAAAGGGTCTCAAACCAACCAACGAGATTGATTATGAGGGGGATGGTGCAGAATGAAGCCGTTTACTGAAAACCAAAACATTGAAATAGATGGTGTTGAGTTAGGTCTAAAACCTGAACGGAAACACAGCCGGTTCTACAACAAGGGAAAGTGGGATAATTTCATTTTACCGATCTTACCGAGGGATTGTTCAACCTTTGTTGAGATTGGCTGTAACGCTGGGGTGTTTCTGGCAGAGGCTAAAAGGCGTGGTTTCCGGGATGTTATTGGTGTTGAGAAAAGTTTAGTTAATTGTAGCTATGCCAGAAAATATAGGGATAGTCTTAGGCTGGATTACAAAATTTTGAATCGTGCCGTTGGAAGAGATTTTGATTTCGATGCCCTGCCGGTAGCTGATGTTACCCTACTATCAAACACTCACTACTACCTCCGTATAGACGAGTGGCTGGCCTTTCTGGATCGGCTTCAGTACAAAACCCGCTACTGTTTGGTAGTTTCGCGGCACGATAAAAAGGATAAGCACTGGATGGCTAGTGGGGCGCTTGCGGATGTTCGTCACTACTTTAGGGGTTGGGAGGAAGTAGGGGGGATTGATGATGTGTCACAGGAGGGCGATCCCAGCCCGCGGCCTTTGTGGAGTATGCTGTTTAAGAGCGGGCTTGGTAAGGTGGAACTGAAGTACCTATACAGTATAAACGAGAGGGTCGGGGGGCTGGTCTCGGACAGGGTGGATAAGAAATTGATGGCCGATATTGAGAAAAATGGGTTAAGGGAGCCGCTACTGATTAAGCCGTCCGGCCAGCTTCTTGATGGCAGGAGCCGTCTTAATGTGTTAATGGCGCTTGGACGTAAGCGAGCGGTTGTGAGGCTAGTTTGATGGATAATAGAAGCCCAAAAGAGATTAGGGATTTTCCCCACAAAATGAAAAGCAGGATTGATCTTGCTGAGTATTTCAAGGCGCGGGGATTCAAAAAGGGTGCCGAGGTCGGCGTTGCCGATGGTAGGTACTCGAAGATTCTCTGTGAGACTATCCCCAATCTGGAGCTGTATTGCATTGATCCTTGGGAGCCGTACGAGAAGTGCTGGCGAGGGAAGGATTATCAAAAGAATGCTTACGAACAGGCCAAAGAGAAACTAAGCGGCTACAATGCAGAACTAATGAAGATGACCAGTATTGAGGGGTCGTTGGAGATTCCCGATAAGTCTCTGGACTTTGTTTTCATTGATGGGGCGCATACCTTCGACCACGTTATTACCGATGTTGTCATCTGGAGTCGCAAGGTGAGAAACAGGGGGATAGTGTCGGGACACGATTATTGCCATTTTACCAACTCTGGAATAGTCGAGGCGGTCAACATTTACACTCAAATACACAGAATTGAGTTGAACCTTATACAACGCAATCAAGAGAACTTTAAGGACGACCGGCAACCTTGTTGGTGGTTCGTTAAGAGAGATGAACACGCTTAGGTACATTAAAAAGAAATACGGTCTGACTTTTTCCGGGAAGATGCCGATTGAGATACCAGATAAAGACCGAATGAATTTGGCTTCTTTATTTAACGAGTTGGGTTTTAAGGTTGGTGTGGAGATTGGAACAGCAAGGGGAAGATACGCTAAATCGCTTTGTCGGCGTATTCCTGATTTGCGACTGTATTGCGTTGATCCTTGGAAAAAACACGATGAGTATGTATACCCAGCGGAACAGAGAAAGTTTGATGATGGTTATGAAGCTACGAAGAAGCGGTTGGCTCCTTACGATGTGAGGATTATTAGGAAGTTGAGTCTGGAAGCGGTCAAGGAGTTTGAGCCGGGGTCACTAGATTTTGTCTATATTGATGGCAACCACGAATTTTCCCACGCCGCGAGTGATATTTACGCGTGGAGTAAGATGGTTCGCCCCGGCGGGATTGTGAGTGGACACGACTTTCGACGGTTTTTGCGCGCCGATCTTCAGATGCACGTTGTTGAGGCCGTAATGGGTTACACTATTGCTTACAAGATAAGGCCGTGGTTCGTGCTTGGCAGTAGGTATCCCGAAGAAGGTGAGGTACGGGACTTTTCAAGGTCGTGGTTTTGGGTAAAGGAAGGATAGAAAATTATGAACACGGGAATTAGCGACCTAACGGTTATCTACTATACGGCGAATTTTATTAACGAGGAGTTTGCCGAAAAGACAAGGGATCAGTTGATAGATGCTATGGCGCTTGCGTCGGTTGACCCTTTCAATGCTAAAGCTGGGATTCAAATTGAGTTAATCAGTGTTTCACAGAAGCCGATGGAGTTTGGAGAGAACATTTGCGTCGGTGACATTGGCCGATCGCATATTAACATTTACAAACAGGCGCTAAGGGGCGCTAAGGCGGCCGAAACCAAATATATTGCCCTTGCTGAAGATGATGTTTTGTATTCGGGAGAGCATTTTACCTATCGGCCAGTGAAAACGCCTTTTGCATACAATGTCCACAAATGGTCTATTTTTACTTGGTCGGATCCTCCGGTCTTTTCCTATAAAAATCGGAAGGTTATCAACAGTTTGATAGCTGATCGGGAAGCGTTTATAGAGGCGATTGAGGAACGACTGGAGAAGTACCCCGATAACGAAATGGTTGGTAAAATATCGTGGGGGGAACCGGGAAGGCACGAGGCGGCATTAAAGCTGAAGGTTTGGGATAGTGAGATTTTCCACTCGAAAGTACCTAACATTGTCTTTTCCCACCCAGATGCTGTTGGTTACGGCCACTTAGGTAAAAAGAAAGCACGGGGGTTTCCGAGATTGGAGGAATTACCGTATTGGGGGAAGGCGTCGCGTATTGTGGAGATGTATAAACCGAGGTGATTATGGATTTAAGTATTATCATTCCGGCGCGGAATGAAATGTTCCTCGCTAAGACAGTTGAAAATATCTTGGAGAATATAGAGGGTGATAAAACCGAGATTATTGTCGTGTTGGACGGCAAGTGGGCGGATCCACCCATTCCCGTACACGAGAAGGTTACGGTCGTATACCTGCCGGAGTCGGTCGGTCATCGAGAGGCCACCAACATCGGTGCCAGAATCTCTCAGGCCGAATATGTGCTAAAGATTGACGCTCATTGCGCAGTTGGTGAGGGGTTTGATGTCAAGATGATGGAGGAGATGAAGGATGATTGGACGATGGTTCCTTTGATGAGGAATCTGCACGCTTTTGATTGGATTTGCACCTTCTGTAATTGGAGAACGTATCAGCGCCCGACACCAAAGAAATGTCCCCACTGTGGCAACAAGGTTAAGAGAGATATAATCTGGAAGCCCCGGTCAAGTCCTAACAGTATGTCTTTCTGTTTTGATAACACACTGAAATTTCAATACTTTGGTGATTTTAAGAAGCGGCCGGAGTCTAAGGTAAATCCCAACGAAACACTGTCTATCCAAGGTTCCTGCTTTATGGCTACTCGTGATAAGTACTTTGAGTTAAATCTTTGTGATGAGACGTGGGGAACGTGGGGGCAACAAGGGGTAGAGGTAGCTTGCAAGACGTGGCTTTCGGGTGGAAAGTTGATGTGTAATAAAAACACTTGGTACGCGCACCTATTCCGAACGCAGGGCGGGGATTTTTCATTTCCCTACAAACTACGGGGAAAGCATACTAAGAAAACACGGAAGCTGTCGAGAGAGATAATCTTTAATAATCGGTTGGAAACCCAAGTAAAACCATTTTCGTGGTTGCTAGAGCATTTCTGGCCAGTTTCTGGGTTTAGAAAGGGGGGGGATGGAAAGACAAAGATACCGTTTTGGACAGAAGAAGATTTGCAGAAGCAAAAGGAGCGGGAAAAGGAGAATTGGCCGCCAAAGAAAAAGAAAAAGGAGTTGACTAAGGGGATTGTTTACTACACTGATAACCAACTACCCCTTCGGATTGCCCGTCGTTGCCAAAAGAACCTATTGAAGATGAAACTGCCTATCTTTAGTGCCTCTCTGAAGCCGATGCCGCATTTTGGTAAGAATGTTCATTTACCACTGAAGCGGGGTTATTTGGCAATGTTTAGACAGATTCTAGCGGGGATCGAGGTGGCGGATACAGATATTATCTTTTTTGCTGAACACGATGTTTTGTATCATCCGTCGCACTTTGACTTTGTGCCACCGAAAAGGGACAGGTTTTACTACAATACTAATGTTTGGCGGGTTCGTGAAAACGATGGGTTTGCAGTCAGAACAGATGATTGCCGTCAAGCGTCGGGTTTGTGTGCCTATCGAGATTTATTGCTTGACCATTACCGCAAGCGGGTGGAAATGGTAGAGAAAATGGCTAAGGAGTTGGACGAGAAGAAGTTTAATCGGTTTATTCGCAGGTTGGGATTTGAGCCGGGAACGCACGGGCGGATAAAGGAATTTGCCAATCTCAAATCCGATCGGTGGGAGTCAGAACATCCGAATGTTGATATTCGCAGAGGCGGCGCGGTAACTAGAAGTAAGTGGAGGCCAGAAGATTACCGTAATAAGAGGTTTGCTAAAGGTTGGCAAGAAACAAAGGATATTCCGAGTTGGGGAAGGTTTAAGGATTTCTTTTAATGATTGATTATGATATAATCTAGGTAACTATGGCAGACCAAAAACGAGGAGGGTGGACACTCTCCAAAGAAACAAGGGATAAAATAAGTATGTCCCTAATGGGAAATAAACGTCGTCTTGGAACTAAGCACTCCGCCGAAACAAGACGGAAGATGAGTTTGTCCTCTCTTGGTGTCAAGAAATCCCCACAGCATAGAGCGAATATTAGTAAAGCAAAGACGGGTGTCCCAACTGGTTTTGTTCCTAGAACCGCTTTTAAGAAAGGAAGGATACCAACGAAGGAACAAATTAGGGCGTGTCTTAAGAAGAGACCAATGTCTGGGCTAGAAACGCGGGTTAAAAGAGTAATTGACGAGTATAGATTGCCATATAAATTTGTAGGAAACGGGGGATTTTTCATTGGAAGGAAAAACCCTGACTTTATCAACACTAATGAGAAAAAGGCGGTAGAAGTCTATTGGAACAGACATAAACAGCAGTTTGCAAAAGGCGGTTTAGAGGGATGGAAAAACGAAAGAGTAAGAGTTTTCGAAAGGTATGGTTGGCAACCACTATTTCTTGAGGGGACGGGGTTAACAAAAGAGAAGATAGTAAATGTTCTGAAAGGAGGATAGGAAAATTAGCGACCAAAAAATTACAGAACTCACAGCCCTCGGTGCTACCCCAGACGATGCGGACATCCTCCCTATGGTGGATGATGTTGCAGGAACTCCCACTACAAAGAAAGTAACTGTTGCTAACCTCTTGGCTGGGGCTGGTGGTGAGGGGTTTTTTGATAAGGGTAAACTGATATTCCCTACAAATAGTTCAAACGGCTGGACTGAAACTAAAGATAATTTGGCCAGTATAGATTATTACTTACCTTATGCACAGTTAGATATGGGTGCAGCCCAAGATGATGATACATACATTTGTTCCTCAAAACACATACCATCCTTACCTGACAGTGGGAAAACGCTAATCTGTGGGTTTAATTTATGGCGTAAAACCAGCGCAAATACAGATGCGTTTTTGGGACTTGAAGATGACGGTGGTGTCCCCTTTGGAACTACTGATAACCACTATGGTTTCTTTATAGATGGTCAAGACTTATATGCAACAAATGGTAATGGCTCAAGTCAAACTTCTACAGATACTGATGTAACCATATCCACAAGTGCGGAAATGAATTATTTACACGCCGTGTGGACTCAAGGAACTGATATAAAGTTTTATTGTAATAATATCTTGGAAGCAACCCATACTACTAACCTACCTAGTGCCACGGATTGGTATTTGAAAATGGGGCATAGAAATGTATCTGGAACTGGGAGTTTATACCTATCTAATGCTTTTGTGGAATACGAGCGGTAAACATGCCTAAAACAATAATTAAAATCAAAACTTGGACTTGCCCATCTTGTGGATACCATCAGGATTTCGACCCTGATAATGCCGAATTGATGGCGAAACATTTTCCTAGGGTATTCGCCTTATACGAAATTGAAGGCGAACCAGTAGAGACTGGAACTTTCGACAAGGACGGAAAGCCGATTATGAAAACCCCAATTTCTTATAGGAAAGAGGTTGGGTTTTGTCCCGCTTGCTTCCTTGGTCAATGCCCTGATAGAAAGAGAAAGAAAACAAAGATGGTCAAAGAAACCGACTCAGCGAAGAAAACTACCCACACGATTATGGGCGAGGAAGAAGTAGAAACTCTTGAGGTTAATACTGGAGAACTAGATACCGAAGGCAAACCGATTAAGAGGAAACTAACCAAAGAAGAAAAGGATGCTAAGAAAGTGGAAATCCGAGAGGCAATTGTTAGGTCAAGAGCGTTAGAAGACAAGTAACCCTTGTGAACAAGCGGGATGGTAATAGTTCAAAATGGCTGGCCAGCCGAATTGAGTTATTGCTATCCCGCTTGTTTGTGTTTTAGGGAGGAATAATGGCCTTTTTGGCAAAAGAAGATGGCGATCTTATTCTAAAAGAAGATGGGGATAAAATCCTTTTGGAGCAGGAGGTATCAAGTCCTTCTGCAAGTGAATCACCATCCGAATCTCCGAGTGAGAGTCCTTCGGAGAGTCCATCAGTTTCTCCGAGTGCATCAGAGTCTCCGTCAGAATCACCCTCTGAGAGTCCGTCAGAGTCACCGAGTGAGAGTCCTTCAGTATCACCTAGCGCTTCTGAATCACCCTCTGAAAGTCCTTCAGAGTCTCCGAGCGATAGTCCGTCAGAAAGTCCGTCGGTAAGTCCGTCAGCTAGCGAGTCGCCTAGTGAATCACCTTCAGAGAGTCCCTCCGAAAGCCCATCAGAATCGCCTAGTGTGTCTCCGTCCGCCAGCGAGTCCCCATCAGAATCTCCGTCAGAAAGTCCTTCAGTGAGTCCGAGCGCTTCTGAATCACCTTCAGAATCTCCATCTGAAAGTCCATCAGAATCTCCGTCGGAGAGTCCCTCTGTATCACCTAGTGCTTCAGAATCTCCATCTGAGAGTCCGTCAGAGTCTCCCTCTGAATCACCCTCAGAAAGTCCGAGCGAGTCGCCATCAGAGTCTCCTTCAGTAAGCCCGTCAGCGAGTGAATCACCCTCTGAAAGTCCGTCAGAGAGTCCATCGGAGTCTCCAAGTGAATCACCGAGCGTTAGTCCCTCTGCTAGTGAGAGTCCTTCTGAATCACCTTCAGAGTCTCCATCAGAGAGTCCTTCTGAGAGCCCGTCTGTAAGTCCATCAGCATCTGAGTCACCGTCTGAATCACCGTCTGAGTCGCCATCCGAGTCTCCATCGGAAAGCCCGTCCGAATCCCCGTCTGAATCACCGAGTGTTTCTCCGTCTGCTTCTGAGTCACCAAGTGAGAGTCCGAGTGAAAGTCCCTCAGAATCACCTAGCGAATCACCATCGGTTAGTCCTAGCGCATCAGAATCTCCATCGGAGTCTCCTTCGGAGTCTCCGTCAGTAAGTCCAAGTGCCAGTGAAAGCCCCTCTGAAAGCCCATCGGAGAGTCCTTCGGAGTCTCCCTCTGAATCGGCCAGCGTATCGCCGAGTGCGTCTGAATCGCCTAGTGAGTCCCCATCGGAGAGTCCTTCGGAGTCTCCATCTGAGTCCCCATCGGTAAGTCCGTCAGCGTCAGAGTCTCCGTCTGAGTCGCCATCAGAATCACCTAGTGAGAGTCCGTCAGAGAGTCCGAGCGTCAGCCCCAGCGCATCTGAATCGCCCTCTGAATCGCCCTCTGAGTCACCTAGTGAGAGTCCTTCGGAGTCTCCGTCTGAGTCGCCATCAGAATCGCCGAGTGTCAGTCCTAGCGCTTCTGAAAGTCCCTCAGAGTCACCGAGTGAATCTCCGAGTGAAAGTCCGTCAGAAAGTCCATCAATCTCGCCTAGTGCCAGCGCCTCACCTAGTGAAAGTCCGTCGGAATCGCCGTCGGAGTCACCGTCTGAAAGTCCGAGTGTTTCCCCTTCAGCCTCTGCGTCGCCATCAGAGAGTCCCTCTGAATCACCAAGCGAGAGTCCATCGGAGTCTCCATCTGAATCACCGTCTGAAAGTCCGAGTGAAAGTCCCTCGGAGTCTCCGAGTGAGAGCGCTTCTATAAGCCCTAGCGCGAGTGAAAGCCCCTCTGAATCTCCATCAGAATCACCATCGGAGAGCCCATCAGAGTCTTCATCGGAGAGCAGATCGGTGTCCCCTTCCCACAGTGAGTCACCGAGTGAGAGTGCTTCGGAATCGCCGAGTGAAAGTCCGTCAGAAAGTCCGAGTGAGTCTCCTTCTGAATCCGCGAGTGAAAGCTCATCAGAGAGTAAGTCAGTGTCCCCCTCTGCCAGCGAATCACCCTCGGAGAGTCCAAGCGAGAGCGCTTCTCTTTCTCCTAGTGCTTCGGAATCGCCGAGTGAAAGTCCGTCAGATAGTGCCTCGGAGTCTCCGAGCGAGAGCCCTAGCGAATCACCGTCCGAGTCGCCATCGGAGTCTCCAAGTGAAAGCCCATCGGAGTCTCCGTCGGAGAGTCCCAGTGAGAGCGCTTCAGAAAGTCCGAGCGTTTCGCCATCAGAGTCCCCGAGCGAGTCTCCGTCAGAGAGTGCTTCAATATCACCGTCTGCCAGTGAGTCCCCGTCGGAAAGTCCTTCTGAATCCCCATCGGAAAGTCCTAGTGAGAGTCCCTCCGAATCTGCCTCTGAATCAGCTTCTGTAAGTCCGTCAGCGTCAGAGTCCCCATCGGAGTCTCCATCAGAAAGTCCGTCAGAGAGTGCTAGTGTGTCCCCATCGGCATCAGAAAGCCCCAGCGAAAGCCCATCTGTAAGTCCGAGTGCTTCGGCTTCACCGTCACCATCACCGGCAGATTGGACAGTGGAAGCCAAACCCGCCACAGATGGTTGGACAATACAGCCGGAGTGGGAACATTCTTGGGAGTAGTGATATAATCTAATTATGCCAAATCAACGATCAGAACAAGTTATACCAATAGAAAAATTTAATCTTGGTGGACTAGCTGATAGCAAATTCAGCGGTGTTGAAAATTCGTTCTATAAACTGATCGGTTTCGACCTCCATACCACCCCCGGCCTCTTGAAAGTTGCCCAGAAGATGACTAAAGATAGTGGTGCCACCGTTGACGAGTTTGTAAAGGTAGCCGTCGCTTCTACTAACGGTCGTACCTACTGGTTTAGTTCTGAGAGCGGGAAGATTTGGGAACGGAGAGCGAACGGCTGGTGGAGCTTAGTTCACACAACTACACCAGAGGCGGGCGCGGCGGCGTGCTTAGGGGCGGCCGAGTATCAGGGTTATATCTACTGGGCGACACAGAGCCGTCTCCACAGAATCCTTGCCACAGATGCGGAAGGGGCCGCGGAGTGGACAGCTAATGCTGTTGAGGACTGGGACGATTTTGATAATGCTAATGCTGATTACCACCCAATGATCGAGCAACACTTAGTCCTCTACATTGGGGATGGTCACGATGTGGCTCAAGTTGATGCTGGGGTCTTTACCGCTTCGGCTTTGGATATTAAAGACCCCATTATAGTTAAGTGTTTAGGAAAGATAGGAACGGACATCCTCATCGGAACCGAAGGTAATGCCTACAACAGGGCGGAGGTTTTCCGCTGGAACACTTGGAGTGATAGCTTTACCACTTCTGATACGATTGAGGAAAGCACCATCAACGCCTTCCTGCCCGGAGACAACCTCATTTTCGTTTCTGCTGGTGTGGCGGGGAACCTTTACGTCTACAACGGCGAAGAACTAGAGCTTTACAAGAAAATCCCCGGTGATCACACCATAAGTACCGAATGTCTCGTCAATCCGAACGCTGTTGCCAATCTTGCGGGAGAGGTTTTATTTGGTGTCTTTGGTTCCTCTGGGAATCCCATTGATGACGGGATCTACCGTCTTGGCAGGCACTCCAGAAACTATCCCTATATTTTGGATCTGCCGTACCCAATTTCGGAGCGTGTAGAGGAGTCAGAAAGCCTATCAGAGTCGCCTTCTAATTCGCCATCAGAGAGTGCCAGTGAGTCCCCAAGCCCTAGCCATTCTTCAAGTCCTAGTGAGTCTGGCTCAGTCTCTCCAAGTGCCAGCGAATCGCCATCTGAGTCACCTTCTGAATCACCTAGTGTTAGCGTCTCTCCTTCTCCAGAACCACTGGAGGAGGAAGAAGGGTTTATACTATCCGGAGTTGAGTTTGGGGCGCTTTTGGTGGTTGGTCAGCAACTTTTCGCTTCGTGGAAGTACTCTGGAGCGAGCGGGGTTGATAGGTTGGATCCAAACAATAAACTCGATGGGGCGTACCTAGAAACAATGGTGATGGCCGCTCAAAGAGAGCCGTTCTCAGACTTTTCCAAGTTTTTAGTGGCTTATGTTGATTTACCAACACATACAGATATTGATATACAATACAGCAAGAACCATGCCGATTATGCGGGGTTGACGGAGGTTACTGATACTGCCCGACGGGTAATTTTCGCGGAGCAGAGCGTGGAGGCAACAACTTTACAGATAAAACTTGTATTTACGGCGAATGCTAACTACGCACCAACTATCAGAGGTGCGGCGGTATTCATTCGTTGACATTTATTTTTTTGTGGTATAATTGAACTGAAATGCCAAACCAAAGAGCTGAGCAGGTCATACCAATCGAGGGTTTTAACACAGGCGGTCTAGCCGATTCCAAATGGTCGGGCGTTAAAAACTCTGTTTACAAAATGATTGGATTTGATCCCCACTCCACCCCCGGCCTGCTCAAAGTTGAACAGAAATTAACCAAGAATAGCGCGGCAACCGTAACCGAACTTTGCACCCACGCTCTTACTTTAACTACTGGAGATACACTCTGGTTTAGTGGCGACTCTGGCAAGATTTGGCACCGCGCCGCCGCTGGTACTTGGACTCTGTGTCACACAACTGTCCCAACTGCTGGTGGTGCCGCCTGTCTGGGTGCTTTTGAGTATCAAGGTTATGTTTACTGGGCGACGGAGAGTTACTTACACAGGATCGCTGTTGCCAGTGCGGACGATGACTGGTCAGGTCTTACAGGGCAGAACTGGGCAAAGTTTCTAGTTACTGATGCGGCCTACCACCCGATGATTGAGCAAAATAATATCCTCTACATCGGAGATGGGAAGTATATGGCCACAGTAGATGCGGGAGTATTTAGTGGATTGGCTCTTGATATTAAAACACCACGTCGGGTTAGTGCTTTGGGGAAGATCGGAACCGATGTTTTAATCGGCACCTATCGCGGAGCGGATATTGCCACAACCGAGGTTATTCGCTGGAATACAGTTAGTGTCAACTTCGCCGTTTCCGATCCGGTAGATGAGGAAGGGATTAACGCCTTTATGCCTGCGGATAGTATGGTATTCGTTCAAGCGGGGTTACGAGGTAACATTTACACCTACAACGGACAAGCATTGGAATTATTTAAGAAAATCCCCGGAGACTTTACTGCCGCTAAGTATGGGAGTGTCAAGCCCGGATCGGTTGCCAACATTGGCGGTAACATTCTTTTTGGGTTCTCTAACGGCTCTGGGGACCCCGCTGACGAGGGGGTGTATAGATTAGGTCGGGCAGGTCGAAGTTACCCCTATATTTTGGATTTTCCTTATCCCACCTCACAAAGAAGTGGTGCCGCCTTTATCCTAACTGGTACTACCATTGGCGCGGTTCTTGTTGACGGCCACGATCTTTATGTGGCGTGGAAGGAAAGCACTAACTACGGAGTTGATAAGATTGATGCCTCGAACAAGCTAAATGGGGCTTACATCGAAACGCGGGTGATGAGCGCGACCAGAGAGCCGTTCTCAACCTTCTCAAAGTTTTTGGTAGCCTATGAGACAGTTCCGGCTAGTTGTGTAATTGAGATTCAGTACGATAAAAACTACACTGGTTCTTATACAGCAACGACCGAAATTAAGGATACTACCAGAAAGCTCGTTTACGCTGAGGAAGGTGTGGAGGCCAACACGCTACAGTTGAAGTTGTTAATGACAACCAACTCCAACGACGCTCCAACAATTGAGCGTGGCGCGGTGTTTTTGAGATGATGAAATGGCTAAGATCGAAGCGTACCAAGATGTCAAGGAAAAACCGGTAGAGATTATTCCTCCTGTCCAACCAGAGAGTATTGAATCAGTTGCCGAAAGACCCGTCTTCAAACAGACCGCTCCAGAAAAACCACCAGAAAGAGTCCAACCAACTGCTCCTGATGTACCTCCAGCGCTTCCAGAATCGCCCCCGTTGGTGTCAAGAGATATAGTTGACCAACCAGTTGAAAAAGCCCAGTTGGACACACCTGACTCTCCTCCAGCGCTTCCAGAATCGCCCCCGTTGGTGTCAAGAGATATAACAGATCAATCACCAGAGAAAGTCCGACCAGATCCTTCTAGCACCCCCCCAACTGCTCCGGACACACCTATGTTGGTATCGAGAGATGTAACCGATCGACCACCAGAGAGGGTTGGCAAGGATACCGACACCTCTGTAAAAACCCCATCTAAGGCCGTTGTAAGGGATATTCCTGACCAGCCGTTGGAGAGGTTATCTGGTGAGGTCTCCCAGCCCGTGCAGGAAGCGCGGGACAGGATATTTCGAGGACAGGTGCCAACTAACCCTCTTGAAAGAGGATTTGCATAATGTTGGAAGGCCGGATAAAAGCAGAAAACATTTTTAATATAATCTCCGATACCCCGCTTGAAGACCCCACCGGTAAAATTTACGGAGTGAGTAACCTTGACAATGTTGGCGCAATGCAAATTGGTCAGGGTTCTAATGTTTTTAGGGGTGATAAGAGCGGTATTTGGTTGGGGGCTAAGTTGTGGGACGATGCTCCATTTCGAGTAAATATGGACGGAGATGTGGTTGTAGGTTCGATTGTTTTACTTGGCGATTCACAAAAAATATACTTTAATTCCGGAAAAGATGCTTATTTGGAGTATTTGGGCGCTGGCAGTGGTGGACTTTATATTTACTCTGGTTGTGGGCAAATGCATATTGGAACAGCTGCTGGCCCACCACAGTTAAATTGGGGAGAAACTGGTTATGCTAATGATTTAAGAATAACTGGAGGATCGAGTGTTCGGATTACTGATGCAAATCTTAGAGTTACCAATGATATTTATGCCGACGATCTCTGGGTTGATGATATTGATTGTGGGGGACTTAGTGCCACTACTATTACCACGACCAGCACGGGCTACATAGGTTCCAATCTCACTGTCAATGATAATATCACCATTACCAACGGTTATTTACAATTCGAAACTACGGCGCAAATAGAAGTAATAGGCGGCGCTTTACGGCTTTATACGACAGGTGGTGATGATATTAAGTTGGATCCTGATGGAAATGTTACTTGCTACAACGATTTCTTTCTGAAAGGAGATGACGGTAATTACCAGATTGTTTGTCAGAATGGTGGGGAGTTTTGGATCGAAAGCCCCGATGAAACAGAAACAGTGATGTTTGAACACAGTGATAGTGATAATTGTGATATTAGATTTGCAAGCGTAACGATCCACGATGATTTAGAGATTGACGGAACTTTAACCAAAGGCGCAGGCGCTTTTAAGATAGACCATCCTCTAAAGCCAGAGACCCACTACCTTATCCATTCCTTTTGTGAGGGTCCGGAAGCGGGCGTTTTTTACAGAGGTGAAGCAAAGATCGGCAAGGGTCGTAAAGTTACTATTAAACTACCTGACTATTTTGAAGCATTAACACAAAAAGATGAGCGCACGGTTCAGTTAACCTGTAAGAACGGGTTTTCGGGGGTTTATATTGATGGAGACGTTTCGGGTGGTGAGTTCGTTGTGAAGGGAGAAAAAGTAGGACAGGAGTTCTTCTGGGAGGTAAAGGCTAAAAGGGGCGACCGCTTCGTTATGGAAAGTCCCACCTTCGACGATAATGGCAACTTGATAACCGAACCTGCTAAGGAGGACTTCGATAACCCAACAAGTAAAAAAGCGATAAAACGTAAGGAGAAAAGGGATAAGGAGATGTTTGAACATATAAGAAAGAAGGGTAAAAAGGGCAAAGAGAGGGTTGCTGGGATAATGAGCGCGCGGGCTATTAAAAGCGGTGTAGAGAAAAAGCCAAAAAAGTGATAAAATAGAGGTGGTGATAATCAATGGATTTAACTAAAGACCTTGAAAAACAAATTGCTTTTATAGAGGCAGAGTTTGAAAAGACTAAGACAAAGTTGGCGGGTATTGAGGAAGCCAGATCAGTTCTGTCAACAAAGTTGGTTGATCTCCGTGGTCAGCGTAAGGCATTGCAAGAAGTGATTGAAAAGTTGGAAAGTGAAAAACCAACAAAGGATAAATAATGGTCTATATCGCTGGATTACTCGAAAAGGCAAAAGCCCAAGGTGGCACAACCCACACCGTCAAATCAGGAGAAACCCTCTCCGGCATTGGCGCTAAGTATGGTGTTGATTGGCGTAAAATTACGGGCTTCAAATCGGGAGACCCTAATCTGATCTACCCCGGTGAGGTTCTCACTATTGGTGGTGGTGCCGCTCCTGCCGCTCCTGCCGCTCCTGCCGCTACTTCTGGAACGCCAACCACTGCTCCCGCTCCCCAACCTGCTAGGGATATAAACCAATTCCTTAGTAAATATCAAGATGAGATAATGGCCTCTGTCCAACAAAAACCAGAGGTTCGCCAGAGAAGTGCAGAGGAGATAAAGGCACTGGTAGAACCAAGTGTGGGCTTGCCGAAACCGGTTGATTGGGCAAAGATGTATGGTGGTTATAGGGAGGAGCAAGGCGTCTCCGAGTTGGAGCAGTTCGTTACAGATATAAGCGCGCAGGAGGAAGATTTATATGCGGGATTTAGGCAACAAAGGACGACAGAGAGAGGTAAACCGGTCGCCTTGAATGTTATTGAGGGAAGGATCGGCGAGGAGGAGAGGGCTTATCTTGAACGGGCGGATTATCTTGGCAGACAGAAGAAACGGGCAGTAGATGAATTGAATACCAAATACAGCTTGATCAATCAATTGATGAGTTTTGAAAGGATGACCTACGAAGATACGGTAGAGCGGTATGAAAGTGAGTTTAATCGCAATATTCAAATGTATGACATTATTCGTGGTGAGGAACGAGATGCTCTTTCCGATTATGAACTGTCAATAGATCGGGCTAAGGCCAACTTAACTGTCTTTGCTAATGCAGTAACAGCAGGGAATATTAGCTGGGATGATATGGATGATAACCAGAAGGTGTTAGTTTCTAAATTAGAGGCACAATCGGGAATGCCACTAGGGTTTATCAGCAATCTCAAAATGAGTCCGTCAGACCGTTTGGCGGCCTTTAACGAAAAGACTGGTGAGGCGTTAATGTTTGGTAAAGATGGTGGGTTTGAAATGAGGCAGACTGGAATGACTCCTACACCAACGGCTGAGAAGGAGCCAAGCGAAACCGAACTTTCCCGTCAAGCGTATGAGGAAATGAGTAGTTGGCTTTCGTCTCAAGCGAACGATTACGGCCACGTTACTGGGGATGTTTACACCTACGCCAGAAATAAGTGGGTAGCTAACGGGGGGGATATTGACGAATTTGACAGGCAGTTTAGGGGTTACCGCGATCCATATAGTTTAGGACAATACGGGCTAACAGTCCAACAACGGTTAGACCTTGAAACTGGAGAATAGAATGGCAATTTTTGATTTTTCCGACTATGAGGAAAGAAAAAAGAAAAAGAAACCCTCTCAAGTAGCCAAAACAATGGTCAGTGGGGAGGTGGAAAAAAAAAAGACTACTGGCACTATTTTTGACTTTTCTGATTATCAACCTCGAAAAGCTCCGAAGCCGGCTACTCCCACAATAGAACCAACCAAACCCTCATTGGTGGCACAAATCAAACAACGGTTAGAACCCGCCCGCAGATTCCTGTTTGGTGAACGGGAAGAGGCAAAAAAAGAGATAAGGAAACCTTCGGCTGGTGATGCCCACGCTAACTTGGTAGGAAATGTCCAACAATCCCTCACAAGAACAGAGGGATTGATAGAGCAATACAGAAAGGAACAGGCGGACATTGAGCAAGGGCGCTCCCCTGTAAGAAACATCCTTGAAGAAATAGCTGACATTCCCAGAGCGCTTGGTGTCCTTCCAGTAACGGAGGAAGCCACCGACCCTATGATACGGAGAGACGCTATTAGAGAACTTGAGGAATCGGCCACAATCTACCGAGAGTTTCTAGGGCTTGAGCAAACAAGACGGGGATTCTTCCAATCGTTATTTTCAGAGCGCCTCGGAGAGGTGCTGGTGCCAACTGCTATTAGTGCGGAGCTTCAGAAAGAATTGCGAGCGGTAAAACGGGTAGAGGAAAAAATCAAGACAGGAGGGGACATTTCCCCCTTAGAACGAGCGCTATACGAGCGGAACAGGGCTAGAGCAATTAATGAGATTATTGATCGTGGTGTTGGCTATGCCGCTGGTGAGGTAGTTAAGCATATACCTGCATTTGCATTGGGTTTTATGGCAACAACTCCTGACTACATAGCTGGGAAATCAACAACGATAAACGCTCTCGCATCTACTAATCTACCACAGGTCGCATCAGACATTATCGCTTGGGGAGTAGGGTCTCTATCTCAAGCGGGCGGATCGAACCTTGTTACTCTTTCTGCATTATCCAACAAAACTGCTGAATATGCTTTACCGAGCCATAGACTTGTGGCTGGGGAAAAAGGGGATGCGGTTGTAAAAGTCGTAGATGAAGTAGATGATTTTGACAAAGCGTTCACCAAAGCATTTGCAATGCACGCCACCGAAATCGCGTCAGAACGGATGGGTGTTCTTATAGAGAAGCCACTTGGTTTTCTAAAGAAGGGTCTTTTGGGGGGATTGGCCACAAAAACAGGAATCACAACTTCTAAGAAGTTAGGAGAGGTCGCCAAAAGGTTGGGGTGGCACGGTATCATCGGTGAGGTTTTTGAGGAGGAGGTGGTTGAACCTGTCCAAGCGAGGATTGAAGGTAAGAAGTATAAAGCCCCGTGGACTCCAG